TGAAGGGACGGGTGGCGTTACGGGTTGTGAAGTAGCGAGGCATCGCTACTGCTTAGCTGTTTTTCGGCACGGTGCAGGCCGACGCGCTGATGGTCGGGCACGCTCCACTGAAATTGTGGAGCACCAGGTGGCGCTGCGGACGATCGACGAACACCGTCCACTTGGTCGAGCGGAGGTTGTAGGTCTTCACGTTTGGCAGAATCACGCACTTGTAGAGCGCATTGGTCGCGGCGTCCGGGTCCTTGCGCGTCACCGAGCTGGTGCCGGCGATACCCACGGAGATGTCGGACCAGTCCAGGAACCACAGGTTGCGCCCGCGGCTCTTGAAGCTCACGCCGTTCACCGTGTTGGGGAACGAGGCGAGATGGTCGTCGAAGAAGGTATCCCAGAACACGGCCCACTGCACGCCCTGCTCAGGGATGTCGTAGATGTTGTAGTTGAACAACACCAGGCCCTCGTGGGTGATGCGCTCACCCATCTTGATGAACTGCGTGGTGGTGACGTTATACTTGACCTGGTAGAACCGGGTCATGGCTTCGAGGATCTTGCTCGCAGTGAGGCGGTCGGTGAGCGAATCGATCACCGAGACCTTGCTGCCGTCGGCCTCGCGGTAGCGCTTGAGGTAGTAGAGCTGCTCGAAGATGTAATCGAGATCGAGCGCGTTACCGTTGAAGTCCACCACGCGGTTGCACTCCTGGAGGAGCGTGAAGATGCCGAGTGCGTTGGCCTTGTATTCGAGCGGCACGCCGGAGTCGCCCACATCGGAGATGCTGGGCAGACCTTGGTAGCCTTCGACCGTCTGGTTCTCATCGATGCGCTGGCCCCAGAAGGTGGAGCGCAACCAGGCGTTCTCAGAGTGCATCGCCATCTGCTTGTTCTGCTCGCCGATGGAGGTCCACTTGAAGCCCATGTCGTAGGGGTTCACCTTGCCCTTGAGAATCTGGTCAAGGATGCGCTGATACTCGCCGTCCACGCAGCGGGACTCGCGGGTGGTCTGCAGCCAGTTCACCACGAGCTTGCCCGTGGTGTTGCTCGGCTGGTTGTTGCACCAGGACTCGCGGTCCGAGACGCTGTTGGCGCCGATATGAGCCACACCGAAGGTGGGCCGGTAGAGCGCTTTGTCGGAGGGCGAGAAGGCGGCCCAGCCTGCGGTGGAGACGTTGGCGCGAACCGTGACAAGTGCCTTCTTAACGCCACCTGCATCAGCGTTGACCGCACGAACCACCTCGAAGTCGAGGGTCAGTGCGTTCTTGGCGGCGGTGCTATCCCAGGTCAGCACGTAGAGGTGCGAGCCGGGGAGGAAGTAGCGCTCAAGCGACTCGATGCTGCCAGTGGTCGATTTGACCCAGGAGCTGCCGAGGTTGAGGGTGAGGTCGTAGGAGGAGTTCGGGTAAACGATACCGCCCACCGTGGTGCCTGCGTTCGCGTTCACGGCGCCGCCCTCGATGGTGAAGTTCTCGGCGTTTACGATGTTGTTCTGCCGACGCTGGATGTAGGGCAGGATGATGCTCTGCTCAGAGATCGACTGCTTGTTTAGCGCGGGTTTGATGTTGGAGATCGAGCTGCGGAGCAGCATCGACAGGCCGGACTCCTGCACGCCGAGAGCCTTGGCTTCGGTGGCATTGAGGATAACCTGAGCGAGGTCGATTTCCTTGCCAGACAACGCCTCGAATTCATTGGGCGTGAGGCCCTTGATATTCAGCGCGGTGAGGGTGCCGCCACAAGCCGAGGAAACCTTGGCGGTGCGGGGCAGGCAGGAGGGCGAGATGGCTGCGAAGCCAAGCGCTAGGCCTGAGGGGTTGAGGAGTTGGTCGAGGTAACCGAGAGCCACAGCAATGGCCTCGGAATGGGTAGTGGCTACATGCCAGAGGCACGTCGCGATGGCGACGAGCGCCACGGTGGACAGTAGTTTAGTGATGTGTTTCATGTGCATCACTAGCCGCCACCGGGCGAATCTTCCCCGTCAATAGATCGGCGAAAAAGGGCAAAGATTTCTGATAATCGGTAAATCAGGCTGCGTTTTTCTTATTTGAAAACTGCGAGACATACTCCGCCGCATCCACTTCCTGCACCCCTTCGGCCACCGAAAGCTCCTCTGCTATCCACGGGTCTTTTACCTCGGCATACCCCGGCTGCGCGATCATCGCGTTCGGCTTGTAGTCCCACTGCAGCCAGAACACCGTGCGGTCCATCTGCATCATTTGCATGGGTCTCGATCCATTGCCCGTCTTAAAGTAGCGCAGCGGGTGGCCCGCCTTCGGCTCCTGTAATATCCCGGTCAGCAGGCCCACCGGGATCTTCGCGATGGCACAGCGCCAGTCGTTGATGCCCAGCGCAACCATCCAGCCCGAATCATCAGTCTTCACCGTCCCTCCCGGGAAAACGACGTAGGGCTTCCAGTTACTCCCCACTCGCGGATCGTGGCCGTGATCATCGGCTTCGCTGCCTCCGGCGAGCGGGCGGCTCGTGATGGCCACTACATTAAAATCATCATCCATGACAAACGCTCCCATCCAGTAGCGACGCCAGGCCCCTTCGATGGTCGGGGTGCTGGAGTGGAAGAAGGTCAGCCAGCGATCATGCCAGCGCACCGGAGGCGTGCCGCCGCGCACTTCCCCCCACGGCCACTCCACCGACGCACGCTTCTCCACGTTCACCACTTGGTCGCCCACGATCTCAAGCACGATGAGGGGCGCCGACGAGTAGATGGCATGGAGCTTGTTTTCGCGTTCAAAGAACTGCCAGTTCTTCTCCTGCTTGTCCGCGTAGTTGTCGCCATAGCGGGGGCGGAATACCTCGGCCACCTTCCAGCCTTTGCCGGTGTGGTCCAGCCGCGCATACTTCTGCACCGCGATGTATCCTCGATCAGGCGGAAACGACGTCTCGACGAATGCAATGTGCAGCTTCCCTTGGTAGATGAAGAGGCGCGGGTCTTCGTGGTGCTCCTTGCCAGTGGCACCACCGAGCTCAATCCAATGCGAGGGCGTGCGCTCGCCCTTCATCAGCGGCGCGGTCTCGCAGATTGCGATCCCGCACCGCCCTTGCTCGCCCGCACGTTCCATCCGGTGCGAGCGATAGGCCATCCACACCCGCCCGTTGATCTCGCAGATGGAGGGGTTGTAGTTGCGGGGTGATGGTTTGAGCAGCGCGTTGGGGATGAGCTGCGCATCGAGCTGGTCCGTGATCGACGGTCTCATGTTACTCCGGGATCATCCCGTTGCGCCGCATCAGACGATCGCTCGCAGACTCGGCCGCGCCTCCGCTAGAGCTGCCTGCTTTCGCCCCTTGGCGCGGTGCAGCGGCGGCGGCGGCCTCTCTCTTGGGCGCGGGCGCAGCCGCCGACGGCGAGCGGCGGTCAAAGCCCAGCTTCTTCATCCGCTCATTTTCGGAAGCGATGGTCGCCACGATGCGCGCTTTGATGAGAGGCGTGCTCCGCGCGGCAATCTCGGTCGCCGTGAAGGTCCAGTATTTACCGCGCTCGGAGGCGGGCACTGCGGCCAGCTCGGAGCGAGGCAGGAAAGCGCGCCCGTTTTTCATCCGCTCGGCTCCACCGTTTTTCTTAAAATGGGCGTCCACTGAATTGATCAGCGACGCCGCCGCGACGTGCTGCGGGTTGCTGTGGTCGTAGGCCGTCATCGGCCGGCGTGTCTCGGGGTTGATGCGGGTCAGGGCCAGCATCTCCTCCACCACCGCAGTATGGCTATCCATCTGCCGCTCGACGATCTGATATTCATGGGGGAACTCCGCCGCCGCCTTGGCCGCATCTTCAGCATACGCCTTGGCCATCTCTTCGGGCATCACTTCCTGGCTGGCTTGGGCAAAATAGGCGTCTGCCTCTGCCTTCACCCGGGGTCGCTCAATCATCCGGAATGCCTTGTCCAGCGTGACCGCCGACTTGGCCTCGGCCTCGATGCGCGCGGTTGCCGCTCCGCGCTCGCGCTCGATCTTGCGGATCTCGGAGGCCGTTAGCGCCGGCCGCTCCTTCTCCACCCATAATCTGTATCCGGCATCATCCGGGTCGAAGTCCTCGGATTCGGTGCGGGTGGCGTTATCGCGGATAAACTTCTCCGTCTTCGCCGCCAGTCCCTTGTGCTTCACCGGATCTTGTTCTTCGGCGGCGCGGGCCAGTTCAAGCTGGTCCCGCTCTTCCTCCAAAAGGCTGTTCTCCCACTCCATCGCAGTCGTGAAGCGTTGCTGGGCTTCGGCCCGCTCGGTCGCGGCCTCGGCAGCGGCCCGGCGTTCCGCTTCGATATCGGAGGCCGACTTGCGCTTCACCACTCGGATCGGCGTGTCGTCGTCCTCGGCGGGAGCGGGTTTCCTGGCGGCCACTTTCGCCGCCGCGTCGTCGGCTTCTTTTTGCTCGGCCTCAGCCTTTTCCTCGGCGGACGGCTCGGTGATGGCCTGGTGCAAGCTCATGCCGGGCTTCAGATTCTCTTCGGCGTCATCCGCCGTCGGCTCGGGCGGGGCCTCGAACGTGGTTTCTTCCACTAATCCAAAGAGACGCTGGAGCGCCGGACTCGGTTTCGTCTCTTCGGCTTCGCCGCTTCCGCCTTCCTCGGGCGGAGTGAAGCTGAGACCAAAGAGGGCTTGCGGAATCAGGGCATGAAGCCCTGAGAATATACGATTGTTTTGTTTCTTCATGGGGGAGAATTGGTTACTTACACCTGAGACGGATCAGCACCGAGGCTCAGCACAGCGGCATTTACCTCAGCCTCTGCGTCCGGTGGCAGTCCGAGGTCTTCCGGAGTAGGGCTGCCCGGTGGAAGACCAGGAGGCGGCCCACCAGGAGGCGGCCCACCAGGAGGCGGCGGGCCTCCTGCGGGAGCGCCGCCGCCATCGAGCGCGGAGAGTCGGGCGTCCATCCCTTGCATGGTCATGGCGAGTTGCTCAACCACTTGCTCAAGCTCGGCCGCGCCAATCTCGCCGTCCTCGCCTTCGTCCATCGTGAGCTTAAAGTCCACTCCGGAGCCGGAGAGGCGCACTGCTTCATTCACCAGTTCAAAGAGGCGGCGTTTGCCCATCGCGCGCGCCACGACTTCGTTCGAGGTCAGGAACTGCACGAGTTGCGTGATGGTCTGGGAGACTGCCGCGTTCGGCGTGCGCTCCGCTCCGTCGCGGCTATCAAAGACGTATTCGTAGATCAGCGTGCCTACGTCGCCCACGATGGTGGTGTTGATCGGGATGATCTTGCCGTCATCGATGTTGGCCGTGTCGGCCGGGCTAAATCCTGCCTTGGTAAGCGTCTCAAGGGAATAGCGGTTGAGCGCAGGCACGCGCAGCACGCTCTTACTCCGGCAGATCAACGCTTGGTAGAGCAGCTTCTTCATCGCCGCGCGTTGCTCATCGATGCCATCGGACACAAAAGTCTGGATGGAGGTCGTGGTGTTGGAGATCTCCTGCACTTCGGTGGCCGAAATCTCACGCGGCGCCGGTTGGCCGAGCTCATTCGGGCTAAGGATCATGAGGCGGTCGCACAGATTGAGCAGGCGGGTGATGCCGTTGAAGCAGTTCTCGATCGTGTTGGACAGGTTGGCCTGCACCACTCGAAACGCCTGCGAGGGGTCCATGATGCCGAGCTCTTTCAGCTTGGAGCTCGAGTAGAAGAGCGCCTGCGGATCTACCCAGAAATCCTTCCGCTTCATGCCGTCCTCAAAATAGGTGCGGATGTCGGGCTCCAGCGAGTCCTTGTCGATCAGCCAGAGCTGCAGCAGGCCGAGACGAAGCTGGCCGAGCATGTGGGATGCGAGGTTGGAGAGCTGGTCCTGATAGGCCAAAAGCTCCATCGCCATCGACATATTCACCACCCGCTGGTCGTTCTCGTTCATGCCGCCGTAGCAGGCAGGGATCGAGGGCATCGCCTCCGCGCCCACCACGGTGCCGTCGCCAGCCACCGAGAAACGCAGCCAGATGTCGCAGTCGTAGTCGCAGATGCCTTCCTGCTTGGGGTTGATCTTCTCAAAATGCTGCACCAGGAGGACGCCACAATCCTTGTCGGTCGCGGCGTAGGTGCCGATGTTGGCCTCGCGGTTGTTGCCGAGGGTCGGGTCCGAGCGTGAGCCCGGCCACTGGAGGATCTTTGGGTCAAAGTAGTAGGTGAAGAAGTCCTGAAACTTCGATACCAGCTCCGCCCACGACGCGCCGATGGAGAGCTTGTCCGTGTTCCAGTATTTGCCGTCGAGCAGGTCGCCATACTTGACGATGCCCCAGTAGCCGATCCACGAGGGTCCGGTGTCGGTATTGATGTTGGGCAGCGGCGCAGACAGATCCCAATACACTTGGCTGGGCTTCGGGTTCACGAACTCCACGCCCTCGCGGATGACGTAGCTCTCCACTTCGATTTCGCCTCCCTCGACGTTTAGGTCTTTCGCGCGCCAGCCTTCGACGCAATCCCATGAACTGCGGGGGAATGCCACCGAGCGCGCATACAGGAGCTGGTCGCGGGCAAGCTGGGTGCCGAGGTGCCGGATATTGTAGGCATCGACCAGGATGTCCATGCGCTGCGAGAGCGCGTCGGCCTTCAGTTTGGAGACCGCCTCGACGCCACGGGGTTCGTAGCGGAAGTAGGGCCACAGGTTGGCGAAGCGCGAGGTCTGCGCGGCCAGTCGGCGGGTCACATAGGAGCGCACCAGCGTGATCGACATTTCGTGGAGGCGGGGGATGTCGATGGAGATCGTCCCGTCCGCCTTTTTCTTGATCAACTCCTGCTCCAGCGGCGTGCCCTCGATGCGCGAGCGCAGCGCCTCTTTCTTGATCTTTCCCTGCGCCCAGAGGAGCAGCGGGATGGTCTCTTTCTGGATGGGCGGCGAGTCCCACGCCATGTCCACCGCCTGATAGAGCGTCGCGTTCTCGGCGCAGATACGCACCCCTTGGTCGATGCGGTCTTGGATGCGCTCCTCAAAGCGTTTGCGGATCGCTATGTCGGCTGAGTCAGTCTCCGCAGTGAATATCTCACGGAGCCGGAGTTGAGTCAGGCCGAACTTTTCCAGGATCTTCGGGTGGTGCATAGTCGGTCGGGAAGGGTTGGGCGATGATGTCGTCCGAGTAGAGTTTGAGTGCGTTGGCTTCTAGCAGGGTCAGGAGCAGGGCAGCCGGGCCTGGGAAATAGTTGCGCTCGCGGATTCCATCGAGGAGCGAGTGGGGGAGGGCGATGAGCGACGCCAGCTCCCCGTAGGTGACATTGAGAAACGAGGCGAGGCGGTGAAACCGCTCCCAGTTCCAGCGCCGGATGAGCGAGAGCTTCGCATAGTGGATATCGATTCGGAGCGAGGCCGGCGTCTGGTGCTTCGATGCACGGTTCGGCGTGATCGGGGACGCCCGCATATCACTCCATCTCGTCGGTGATGATCATCACGCCGGCCTTGGGCTTCCCCTTCGATTTACTCATCATGTAGCCGCCGCCCTTGGATTCTTTGGAGTCCTCCTCCTTGGAGTTTTCCTCGGAGTATTCGGAGTCGTCGGCACACTCCGAGCACTCTTCGATGGTGAGCGTCACGCTCTGGTCATCCATGCCTTTGATGGCGGCGCGGAGGTCGAGCTTGTCGCCAGGCTCCATGTCGGCGACGAGCGATTTCAGTTCGGGGTTATTGGACAGGTCGAGTGCGATGGTTTGCATAGGATGGGTTCGGTTTTAGGTTACAAAACAGGCAGTCAAGAACTCTTCACCACGCGTTGCGTATTTTCTTCCATCACGCTCAACAGCTTGTTCGGCTCCAGCGTCGAGGTGATGATCGGGTAGGTGATGGCGTCGAATAAATGGATGTGGTCCGAGCGCTTTGGCGTCATCGCTTTGTCCGGGTCAAAGTCGCCCGGCTTCTGCTTCTCGCTCTCCAGATTAAGTAGCATCGCTCGCGTGTGGACGCAGGACGCAGAGATGAGGATGCGGTTCTCGGAGAGTAGTTGAGTCAGTAGCCGCACGCGCACCGCCTTCGATCCGGCAAACTTCGGCGTCGGCTTGATCTTGATTGGCTCCAGCCCGTAACGCTCACGCCAGATTGCATAAACGCGCTCGATTTCAAGCACGTCGTAGGCTGAGTCCGAGCTCTGCGCCGCAGCGCGAAACTGGTTCAGCGCCGACGTATCCGATATCCACACCTGCGGCAGCTTGCCCGCGACCTGGCTGCGCCACCATCGGATCACGCGCATCAAGATGGGGGTGATCTGGTGGTAGAAAACTTTGCGCTTGGTCAGGCACACCTCGTCGAAGACCAACCATCCCATCTCCGTTTCCCAGGGCGTGATGCCCGCGATGGGCGGCAGCCACTGCATGAACGCGTAGGCGTTGTAGACCGAGCCAGGGTCCATGCCCACGATGATCGGATGGCCGGGGATCGGGCACAGCCGCTCCTGGCGATGCGGGATGCCATCCTCGTTCAGCGGGCGCACATGGGCGCCGATACTGAAGACATCTCGGAAGAGCGAGTCGCCGCTCGGCCGATCCACCCACACGCCGCGCAACATGCGGTCCGCCTCGATGGGGTCGGACTTGTAGAGCTTTTCAAGGCCTTCCAAGTAACCCGGCGGCAGGTTGTGCCGATTTTCCTGAATCGGAATATGGTGCTTCTCAAAGTCGTGGTCCCACAGGCCGGTCGCTTCATCGAACGCCTCCTCCCACCACTTCTTGTAAACCCAATGGCTCGGCCCCTCCGGGTTGCACGCTGCGCAGTATTGCTGCGGCCCCGTGATGCCACGGCGACGGCCAACCTGCGCCGCAATCGCCACGAGGTAGGTGTCGGATTCGCAACTCGTCAGCTCATCAACCAAGACAAAGCTCGGTGTGTAACCACGGATACGGGAGCGGAGCTGGTCGGCGTGCAGCGCCGACATCACGGTCGCCTTCGACCAACCACCGAACCTATTCTG